TTCCTGCGACACCACCGCCTAAAGCGCCACCGGCCACGCCGAGCAAGCCGCCGACAACCAACGGATCGACACCGGCATCTTGTAACGCTTTCAACCGATCGGGCAGTCCGCCTGTCGCCTGCCCTGCCACGTCCGTGGCTGAATAAGCGGCACCGGTGCCGGCCAACGCCGGGACAGACTGCGCCACGCGACCGACTAATGTCTTAGCCGCCGCGCCGCCTGTAAAGGCGCGCGGAATAGCGCGTAAGCCCTGATAGACCTTGGTCGCCGGGCCTATGCCGCCGACAAGCCCGAGCGCGGTCGAGCCGAGATTGCGCCCCGAGTCCCAAGGCTCGTTCTGTCTATAGCGTTCCTGTATGTAGCGAGCCTTCGCGACTTCCTTGTCGTATCCGCCCCAGAGCGCGGCGGGCGATGCAACGATTTCATCGCCCCAGCTTGGCGTGATCGTGTCTAGGATGTTGATCGCCCAGCCGGCGCCCTTCTCCTCTTCGCTACGATCGTCGATCGGCTCGCCATCACCAAACAGCTCGTCGTCAGATAGCTCGTCGCCGAACAATTCTTCATCACTCAGCTCACGGCGTGATGCCGTCTTGTCAGGCCCGCCGCCATGCTTGAACTGACTGCTGCGAAGTTCGTTCGCACGGCCTTGCTCTCGCAATCGCTGGTATCGCTTTTGCTCGGCTGGACGGTAGGCCATCTATTGCTTTTCTCTCCAGCCTGTCCCGGTCCACACATACGTCTTGCCGCCCTTGGTGACTTCCATTCCCTTTGGACGCTTTTCTTTTGGCGGTAAGCCTTTCGGTGCTCCGCCGCCTTTTTCCGGTTCAGGGCGTTCTCGCTCCGGCGGCGCTTCGGGCTCAGGCATCTCTGCGCTAGTGCCGCCCCGCACCATCGCTTTGCGCCGTTCTCTTAATTCGCGCAAGCGATACTGACGACGCTGCACCCACATATCAATTATCTGCGACAGCACCTCTTTGTTTTGAAACGCATTGGGGTATTTGCCGAGGGCGTTCTGCAAAAATTCAATGTCGGCCTGCGTCATCACTCCGGGCCCAAGCACAGGAGTTCTAAACAAACCAAGGATTGTCGAGAATTCCCCTTTCGCCAAATCGGCGGCAAGTTCTTCTGGCGTCAATGGGCGCCCGAAAAGTGTCTTTGCGCTTCCCATGATTTCATCGGCCATGAAGCCGAGACCCTGCCGCGCTCCGCCGCGTGTTTTTGCATAATCTTCAATGTAGCGAATCGACTCTTCCATATCGATAATTTCGTTGTCTAGTTTTGCAACGGTTGTCTTACTCGCTGGCGCATTTGCGGTTGGTGTAACCTCAACCGCATTCGGCGGTATAGGACGCCACTGCCCGTCGTCTCCCAAGTATTCCGGACCAACCTCCGGATTGAACCGCGCTGGCCTAGCTCGTGTTTCCCCTTCCAAAAGGATTTGGTTGTATCGTTGATAGCTGCGTGGACCGCCCTCACCGTCACGACCGCGCGGCGCAGTAGCCAGCGGCTCAAACTGCTCAGTCTCCGGGTTCCATTGCTCGGTTACTTTTTCCCCGCCGCGATCATAGGTGCGAGTTTCCGGCGGCTTGCGTGGATCACGCCCGCGCATCGCGAGCGCCACCCTGAGCTGCATAGCTCTGTCCACGTCCTCGAAACGAGGGGAGTTTGAAAGCGTCTCAATAAGTGCGTTCAGATCGGTATCGCCACCCAGCAATGCCTTTCTGTACAATTCGCGCCGCTGCTTTTCTATCGCTTCACGCTCTCGCTCGGCCTTTCGTTCCATCCAAGCGCCGCCGATTTTGCTGACGGCGTTCGCCACCGCCTGCATCGGATGGTTGACCTCTTGCTGCTGGCCCATCAGTGTTTCGGCAAGTTTGAGGCGGCGCTCGATCGCGGCTTCGCTTGGGTATTCTTCGCCGCCGCCAGCCATCCCACCTTCAGGCTGCGGCGCAGGCGCTTGATCCTGGTCGCCTAACGGCTCGATCAGTTGCACCGGCTCTTGCTGAAATTCCTCCGTAGGCTGACCTACGCCTGCAACGTCAAGAAACCCCATGTAGGATTGGGGTCCAGCCGTAGGCGTCGGAGGCGCATCGTAGCCGAAGCCATACGGCTCTTGCGTCTCTGGATCGAACATGGGCGGAGGCCCGCCATATGGATTTTGACGCTTCGGAAAGCCTACAGCCATCGAATTTGCATTCCCCTACGCGATCATTCCGCGGGCGCGCATGATCGCCTGAATGAGCCGCTGTTTCTTCTCGTCGTCCATCATGGACGGATCGCCTTGGGCCGCGATTTCCCGCGCGCCTCCGACGCCTACAGCAGACCGCACGCCTGAAGATGCAGGCGCCTGACGTGGCAGCGGCGTGTCACGCATTGGAGGCGTAGGGCCCTGATAAGGCCCACCAGCCTGCATTGACGGAGGTGGGCCGGAGTAAGGTCCGCCCGGCTGCATGCCGCCAGGAGCTCCCCTGGGACCACCCATAGGCATAAATCCGCCAGCGCCGGCGTTCGGCGGCGGCGGCATGACGGGCGGGGGACCGTAGGCTCCTTCATCGCCCGTCATTGGAGCGGAGGTATAGCCTGGAGGCGGCATGACTCCGGCCTGTGCGGCCGGATCGACCTCGAATGTCGGACTGAGCGGAACTCCTGCCCCGACACCACCCTGTCCTACAGGCCCGCCGGCGCCAGGAAGCATAGGCGCGTTCCCGGTCTGCGCATCGCGCATGAACTGCGCCAGAAGTCTCGGATCGATGTTCAAGTCAGCCTCCAAACGGGCGCGGTGAAAGCGGCCCAAAACGGTTACGGAACGTCGGACGGCGAATGCCGCGGAACGGTTGATTGGGGCGCGGCGCGAACTGTTGCGGCGGTCTTTGCATACCTGTCGCACCCATCACCGCGCTTGCGAGCCGGGCGCGAGGATTGGCTTGCGCAGGCAACGGCTGGCTCATGGTTGCGACAGGAGGCAACGTCGGTGATGCGATGGATGGAGATGTAGGTGATCCACCAGATGTAAGCGGTGACGGCGGAACTCCCGGAAGCTGTCCCGGCCGATAGCCGCCAGCCGGTATTTGCGGCTGATTTGCAACGACGCCCGCGAGCGTCGTTTGGTTGACGGCCGGAAGCGGCTTTGGCCCGCTCAGATTTCCAGTGTTGATCGGCATATCGACCGCATCTGGATGCCAGCGGTTGCCGAGTATGGCGTATGGGTCGTTGTTTTCACTCGCTGCCCGAAAGTTCTTCAGGGCGTTTGGATTGAAGTCCCACGGCTGCATTGAACCCGGTCCTGGCAATGTCGGCATGACTTGAATACCTCAGAATCTGTTGGCCGCTCTACGACCGCCGCCGCCGGTCGCGCCAAGAACGGCATTCACAAGCCTCTCACGCGGGTCTGTCATTGCTTCGGTCTGCGGCGGTTGAAACGGCATCGGATGACTTGTGTTGCCGGTGAGCAACCCAATCTGTCCAATCAGGTCAGGCGGTAGTTGCGCTCCAACAACCGGAGCAGGTGCAGTAGGCGGGGGCGGCGCGACTGGCTGAGTAGGAGGCGCGGCAGGCTGCAACATGCCGGCGGTCTGATACGTCTGAAACACCGGCTGCGCTTGCGTGCCGACCCATGAGCCTTGAGCGTTCTTAGGCATTCGCACGCTCCAAGCGTTTTACCTTACGCGCCAATTGCTGCGTCGCCGCCATGTTCACACCCACTGCATCAACGGTCGGAATTGTAGTAGTGCGTTCTTAGGCATCATTTTCGGTGTCGCTTACGGTCAGCTTCACGGCGGCGCTTTGTTTGCGAAGCAGCAATGCCAAAGAACGTACCGCCTAGGAAGCCGCCGCCAGCGCCAAGAGCTTTTCCGCCTTCATATATTTCATATGGCTCAGCCTTTCGCCTTAACGCTAAAGAGGCCTCATCTACGGTTACTATGCGCATGCGCTGCACACCTGGTGCGCGCCCGGGCGTCGGCACCCATATATCTTTAGTCGTTTCGCCAGCTCTCATTTTCTCATAGTGCGGGCGCGCAACTTTTGCCGCCGCAGCCGCCTTTTTCCCCATGATGAGTTTCGCCAACTTTCTTCCACCAAGGCCGCCTAATATTGCCGCGATTGGTATCGTGACATAAGGCGGCGTATCATCCATGACTTTTTCAAAGATATCGCGATTGTCTTCGTCAAGTTTCCTAGCCATTGTGGGATTGCCTTTCCAACTTGCGCACCTTACGCGCCAATTGCTGCGTCGCCGCCATATTTACACCTACCGCATCAACCGTTGGAATTGTCGAACCGTCGCCGAGACCGAAGAAGCCTTTGAAGTCCTGCGCCATCGGGCCTACGTGGCGCGAGCCGTCATCCATGCCGGGCTTATAGCGCCATGACTTGATGGGGATCTTTTCCATGCGGCCGAGGATGCTATTCGCTGGACCGATGTCCGTCTTTGCACGCCTGTCGGATATGTTGAATAATGCTGAACCGATCGTACCTGCAATCGAACCTATCCCGGACCACATCGAATTGTTCTGCTGCTGGCGCTGATTGTAGGCATTGAGCTGCGCGTTGTACTGGTGCCAGATATTGCCCTGCACGTCCGGAGCCTGCACGCCTTGCGTATAGATGTTGCCGCCTTGAACGGTCGGGGTTTTCGGCGAAGCCCCGAGCAATGTGGCGACACCTTGCGCCGGGGCATTGTACTGAAGCAGAGCCTCGTTCGTCATCGCTTGGCGCGCGCCTTGTGCAAGCTGCGCATTCGTAAGTTCCTCGGCCGTGATGCCCTGTCGTGCCGCGGACTGCACCTGGCCTTGCTGCAACTGCTCGCCGATGCCTTGTTGCCGCGCAGTCAGGCCAAGTCCGAACAGGCGCGACTGCTCCTGCGAACCTTGCGCAATTGCATCAGCCGCGATGCGTTGGCGAATATCACCCTGGCTGCGCTCTAGTCGCCCCATCTCGCCTTCGTAGGCTTCGCCAGTGATCGGCAATCCACGGTTCGCGAGCATTTGTGTTGTAGCTCGGCTTTGAGCCTCGAACTCAGGCCGCTGCAAACTCATCGAGCGTTCGTACATCGCTTGCGAATACGCATCGCGATCGGCGCTGTAGTCTCCCGTGCCAGGCATGTTCGGCACGCCGCCGAAGTTGATGCCTTGCATGTAATCCGGAGCGCCGGTCATCTCGAGCCCGGTGGTGTAGGCAGGAAGGTTCGTAGGCAATCCGAATGGCCCGGTAGGCACACTCCCGGCAAGCTGCGCCGCCGCGTTGCTCAGCGTGCCTTGCAGTTGAGTTTGCGCGTTGAAAGCCGCTTGTTGCTCAGGCGTTAACTCGACGCGCTGCGCAATAGGAACGCCGCCCGCGTCCTTATCGAACGTGATGTTGCCATATGGGGTAAATTGCGCGAGGTTGTTGAGCTTCGAACTTTCGCGCGCGGCCTTGATGTAGGCTTCCGCTTGTGCGTTGCTGGTTGCTACAGGATCGGGCGCAGCCGGCGCCGATCCTCCGCCGCCCTTGCCCATCCTAGTAGCCCCTATCCTTCAACGTCTTCGCCGCCATCGCAGGCAAACCCATGATGCCGGAGCGCTTGAGCGCAATGCCAACCGGCGAGCCGCTCTTGGACGGCCCACGCCGCCTCATCATGAGCGCGTCCTTCTCGGTGACGACACCTGGCCCAAGAGCGCGCGTGCGTAGATAGTGAAGCTTCGTCGCGCGCAAGATGTCGTCGCGGATTGTCGTGCTGGTCATTGTTTGATCCACCTACATTCGTGTCGCAGCATCCCGAGTGACACCGCGTCGTTGATACCGTCATAGGCGCGCGGATGCACGCCCTCGATCTTGAACCCGATCCGCACATTCGTCTTGATCGCGTTATTGTTGTTCGCGCCGATGATGAGCGTGATCCGCGTGCAAGCGCGCTGCACGAACGGATAATGAAACAGCGGTGTCAAGTTCTGCGGCAACACCCAGCGCGGCGTCACACTCGCAAACGTCACCTCGCAGTCGAAGCCTCGCCAGCGGTGATACACACACCCCGCGACCAGTTTGCCGTTTTTGTCGGCCATGCCGATCGTCGCGCATGGTCCGAATTGTTCGGCTGTGAACCGGATAGGTAGCTTTGACGCTACCCACGCGGCGACTTCATCATCACGATCGAAGACAAGAGTCAGACCATGCCGGCTGGTTTGAATATCATCGTCGACGAGAGCCAACTTACGTTTTGGCTGGTCAACGAGAGACGCAAGCGCATCGAAGCTGCGTATCCCATCCCGCTTATGCCTTGCCAGCCTCTGACTGCTTGGGTCGCCCCGCCCCATGTCGCTACGTCCCAAATCGCTACGTCCCATACGCCTCCGCTTTCGACGGTCGCTGTTGATACTGCTGCTGTTGGAACCGTGGTAACAAAATCCGTTCCGACCGCCATCGTCGCCATTGGGTCGCTGACAGCCGCGAAAATAACCCGCGCCATCGTGAAGCTCTTGAGCTGGTTCGACGACCCGAAATAGTTCCACGCCGATTGCCCGTCTGCAACGATAGCAGCAGAATTGTCATTGTATCCTGTATCGCAAAGGTAGACCTTCCCGTCCGTGCCGCCGCCATAGAGCTTATCATTGAACAGCCCGAATACGGCGAAGTTCCAACTGGTGAACTTGCACCAAGCCTTCGTGTCCGTGTTCATCACGTGCTGGTCGAATGAGACAGTCGATCGCGGCACGTTGAAGATCAGCATCCGTCCGCGCGGGTAGAACTGTACCTGCCAGCCGGTGTTATCGCGGTAGGATTTCATGGCAGCAACGACTGCGCCGCTTATCTTGTCCGACAGATCCAACTCGCTCGGCTGTGTGCGCCCGAATGGAAGTACACGAGTGAGCGGCGTATAGGCGCCGTCCGTGATCGCCACCAAGTCGGAACCGTACTGCACAAGTGGTGCGCCACCTACAGGAGGGGCGATGAAGAACGTACCTACCCGGCTCCAATCTGCCGCCGCGCCAGGATCGGACCCCTGGTAAACGATGACTTCTCCCGACGAGAGAAAGAACAGCATCAGGTCGTCTTGACCGGTGCCGCCGTCCGTCGTGATCGTGCCAAACGCTTTCAGAACGCCGCCGAACGAGCCGGAATACTTGAGCGGAAACTTCGTCAGCGCTCCGGTTATTGCTTGCGTCGTAGCGTACCAAAAATTGAGGGTGTTCTTCTCGATAAAAAACAGCCGCTCTTTGAAAACACACACGTCGCTTAAGTTCGAAATCGTGAGGCCAGCACCACTCCATGCAGTGGATGTAAGCGTCGTGCCGTCCCAATCCTGCGGCGCATCGGAGCCGTTCACGAGAAACAGCTTCTCACTGAAGTTCACCCAGCGCCAGCGGTCGTTCGTGAAGCCGGAGCCTACCGTCGACGGCGTCGAGGTCGTGACATTGATGAGTTTACCGTGACAGCCGGCCAGAAACTTCCGCGTCGTCGATGCTTTGTATTCGGCCAGCGTATGAACGGTGAATGTGCCTTCGCCGGTGTTGCAATGCACCGAATTGCCGCCGCGCACGGTGACATCCGACTGGCGCGGGAACCAGTTGTCGAGAATAACCGCATCAGTCGGCTTCATGCCGTCGAGTGCGTCTTTTGCGTTCCATCCGCCGACAGGTGGCGGCACGGGCCGTGCAATGCCGCGCTGCTGGCGGTTAGGCCCGGTGCGACCCTGATAGGCCATTACTTGCGGCGCTTCTTTCTGCGCTCCTCGGCCGCTTTGTAGGCCATCACACCTGCACCACCAAACGCACCAGCACCAACCGCCACTCCAGCGCCGGGAACCGGTCTCATAGCCTGGCCGATTGCATTGCGCACGCCTTGCCGATCGGATACGCGCCAAGGTGGTGTTCCGGTTGCGCCAATCATACGCGGCTCTGGTGTCGGCCCTGCACGATCAGGCCACTTGGGCAATGGTTCGTCGCCGAGGATGCCGGGCTTCTTGGGCGGCGTGCCTGGTTTCGGCTTGGGTTTCGGTTTCCCGAACCGTTTCAGCAACGCGCTTCCTGCGCCCATAGCTTTCTTTGCTCCTTTGTAAATCCCAGACGTGCCTGCACCGATCAGCGGCCATAAGACGCCGCCACCAATTGCAGCACTGGCAACTAGGTTTGGATCAATGCTGTCCCATCTTTTCTCAAAGCCCCCTTCGCCCGACCCAAATTGCATGGCTGTCAAATCGGTGGCGGCGGCGGGACCACCTGCCGCACCAGCAGATACCATCTTGCCAAGCCGTGTCGTCGCTTCTGGAGCAAGCCTTGCGGCACCACGAAGGCCGCGAACACCGGCCTCAAATGCCCTAAAGCTACCCAGAACAGGCCCAACAAACCCCGCACCAGTACCCACGGTATCCGCAATGACATTCCGCCAAGACCAAGGATCTTCTAGAATCTCCTGCCTTGCAGCGATCTTGCGAGCCTTCGCCAACTCATCGTCATAATTGCCGCCAAGAAGCGTATTCACTCCCGCAGAGGCTTCATCTGCGAAACCGAAGAGATCGAGTGGATTGAGCTTCAGAGCCATCCCCGCCATTTTCTCGTCGCGTGTCCGCGGATCGGTTGTCAGCCGTTGCCACTTGGCCCACTCTTCGTCAGTCGGTTCGCGTCCATACGCATCACGGAAATTCTGACGCGCTACTTCATCATCGCCTATTGCAGTAAGGAAATTATAGATTTCGTCGGGTGTTGGCTCTCGCCCAAGATCATTTTGGAGAACTAGCTCTGCTACATCAGTGCTGGAAATCCTATCGCGCTGTGGGCCTGCGATTACCGCCGTCGCAATATCTCTCGGCACCTGAGCGGCGGCGGCGCGTATTGCGGCTATATCTTCTGACGCCCCCTCTTGTACCACTCTAGGTAAAAACCACGACATATCAGGAGTGCCGGCAGCTACCGACTCGTCGAATTTCCGGCGGCGGTAGTCATAGCTCGCATCGTCCTCTCTGTACGGCTCATCAAGCCCAAGAGCCTCAAGCCCCTTCGACACCGTCGATTGCGGATCAATGTCGGGCCTGGGGCCGCGATAGTATTTCTTGCGCCAAGCAGCGTGTTCGTCGTCGTCCTTCTCAGTGCGCTCGAGCGCAGGCCTTCGCCAGCGCGCCTTGTGCTTCGAGCGGCTATGGTCTCTTTCAGAACTTGGCTTGGCCATCTACTTGCGGCGCGAGCTTTCGGACGCCAGATATGCGCCGCCTGCCGCGCCTGCACCAAGCGCACCGGCGCCGATCAGCCACGGCGTTAAACTGCCGCCCTTGCTTCCTGGCGTGCGAACAAGACGCCATGAGCCGTCAGGTTGAAGCGCGAACAACGCCCCGTCATCGCGCTGCATATAGGTCTTGCCGTTGATCTTGACCTTTTTGAAACCATCCTCGTATTTGCCGGCCTTGCCGGCGAAATCACCGTCACCACGACCGCGATCGGTAATCCGCTTATACCGCTTCGGCTTTACGCGCGCTCGCTTCTTATGGGCGACCCTTGCTGGTGTTTGGGCCGCGAATGGCACGACGTTATCATCTGCCGCATGGGTTGATTTCTGCAAAGCCTTTAGGATTGCTGTACGTACCGACATCTCACGCTATCCCGCTTCCGGCCGATACCGGGCCATTGATTTCTTGCGCTTGTCGCGATCGGCCAAGCCGCGGCGATAGGCTTGTTCCCACGCAGAGCCGCGCGGAAACGATGACGCTGCGCCCATGTCGCCGTTCAATCCGGCTTGGTAAGCGCCGCGAAGCAATTCGTCACGCGACTTTGGATCGTCGTATGCGCCGGCCGATCCTGTGCCGGTAGGCTGCGGCTTAGGCTTCGGCGGCTGTATTGGCTTAGGCTTCGGAAGCACCGGACCTCTGAGATGTGGCCGATCGCTTATCGGATTACCGGGCGACGGATTTTGTGGCGGATGCGGCGGATAATGACGCGGCCATTCCATGATCGGCTTGGGCGGCTTTGGTTTCTCCGCCGCCATCGTGCGATAACCGTTCACCCTGTCCCAGATATCGCGCCCGCGGCGCTCTTCCATATCCATCATGCCCAACTCCCTTCCGGTATACGTCCGCGGCCGAGACCATATCGCAACGGACCGCCGACGCTTAACGTTCGCCGTGTGCCATCGCGCGCGATCAACTTTTGCCGCTCTTCCATGTAATCGTTGTATTCCTGCTCATAAGCCAAGCCCTTGGACTTGTTCCACCTCCAAACGACGCCGAGCGTCATGACGTACTCATCCAGCTTCCCGACATCGGTATCGGCTGCCCACTTTTCCAGCGCAGACCCACCCGAAGTTTCGCACCACTTGTTCGAAACGTATTCGTAGTACACCGATTGCGATGCGGAAGGCGCGGGCAGGAAATAGAACGAGTTGCCGCGCAGCCGGTATTGCGACCACGTAAGCGACGTTCCATAGGCCTTCTGCTCTTGCCACATCCGCGAACTAAGCGGCCCGTAAACCGCTTCTGTCGTGGTGCGGTTGAACAGCGTCTCGTCGATGATCCAACCCAAGTCGGTCGGCAACGTGTGTCCGGTTTGCTGCTCGGTCGCTACCGTCGTGAACGAGGTTTCGGTCGTGAGCCGTTGCCACGTATGCGCGCGCGCGAGTGCGCGGCCTTCCTGATTAGCGATTTGCAGCAATTGCACCTGCGCCTCGCCGGTGTTGGTGACGATAGTGGTCGTCACCGGAAGATTGAGAAGCGCTTGGGCAGCGTTTACGAGAGTGAGCAAACTCACCGGTTACGAAGCCTTACGATGGAACGAGTGGGATCGTGCGCCATTGCGTCGCTGTCTGCGCCACAAACAGCGCCGACTTCGCCGTCGCCATGGAAATTTCCGCATCCAGCGACAACGCATTGATCGTGCCGCCTGACGCAGGCCATATCTTCGCCGTGGTGCCTGCCACGTTGATGACTTGGATAACATCGCCGGCGTTTGGCGTCGGCAAGGTGGCCGAGTCTGTGCCAGCCGTAATGACAACGGTCGGCGCGGTGATTTTCGTGCCAGTCGCCTGCGTCGTGCCGGCCAGCGAGATCACCGCCACGCGATTAAGCGCCTGTGCAGTTCCAGCCGGAAGCCCGGCGCTCATGAGTTGAGTTTGAATAGGCATTGTCGGTTACTTCCTCCGTGTTCTTTGCTTGTCCACTCCAAAGCCATAGGCTCCAGACAGACCAGTAATGCCAGCCGCCCCAGTGGAGAAAGCGGTCGATCCGCGAATACCACTAAGGAGGGCCTTCTTTTTCTTTCCGGTCGCCTTACGCATGAGCCTCGCCATCCGACCAGATGCCATAGCCCCCCCCAGTCCAGCAAGCCCGGTTATGATTGCGACGACGCGCGCATTAGCGCGGTTTTCCGCATCATCCTCAAGCGCCTTATCGAAGATATCGTCTTCAGCCATTTCAGTTTACTCCCTTTCCGCTTTCTGCCGCCCACGCGGCGTGGTCAATTCCGGCATTCTGTCTGTGGCGGATGGCCCGCCAAGTTTCGCCTCGGCGGCGTCCGCGCGCTCGATCGCCTGTTTGAGCTGTTCGTCGCGCAGGCTGTCCTTCTTTCGCAATTCGTCGATTTGCGCTTGCATTGCAGCAAGCGGCGCAGTCTGCCCGACCGAGTCAAGAAACGCCTTCGCCTTGTCGCGCATCTCGCGAAGCCCAAGCGTGCCAGGCTGCGAACACTTGCCGTCCGCGAGCGACGCAAGCTGTTGCACCGTGAAAATGTTGATGTGCTCGAGCCCGCGCGCAACCTCGCTCTTGATCCCAGGCCACAGCTTGAGCGGAATGCCGTCGCCGATCATGTCGGCATCCGCGCTGCCGCCTTTGAAACGCAGATAAGCGTCTCGGTACATTTCCTTGATCG